TGTGGAACGCGACCACCATGGGAATCACGGCGGCGAGCGCGACCGCTATAGCAGGCGGGATCAGCACCAGGAAACCGGCCAGATCGGCGAGGGCGGCAGCCACCGCGAGGGCTGGGGTCAGCATCGCGGCGACCGCGGCAACCATGATCAGCATGCCGGGGCCGCTGCTCGCCGCCGCCGACCCGACACCCTTCGCGGCGCCGGTCACCATCTCCAGGTCCGGGGCGAGCGCCTGGGCGATCCCGCGCAGCTTTTCGAGGTCCCGTTGGGCTTCGCGTAGTTGGGTGAACAGGGTCTTGTCGTCGCCGCTGCTCTTGGCCATCGACTTACGCAGCCGCGTGACCTCGGACTCCGTTTTGATCATTTCGCGGCGCAACGCGGCGACCGCGGTCTCGCCCTTATGCATGCGAGAAGTGATCAGCCGCTCGAACTCGGAGGTTTCGGCGCCCATCTTTCGGGAGTTCTTGGTGAAGTCGTCGCCGAGCTTGTCGGTCGACTTGCCGAACGCCCGCTCCGCGGCCTCCGCCTTCGCGAAGGCACCGAGCAGATCGGACGCGTCGCCCAGGAGCTGGGTGACCAGAGGCGGCAGATACTCGCCCGCGGGGCTGCTCATGAAAGGATCGCCTCCGCCCATGCACGTCGGTAGATCTCGCGGATGCGCCGGAATTCGGCGTGGACGGTCGGCTTCACGTACGGCCGGGCCGGAAGGTGTGTGCCGTGGTGGCGGCCGGTCTGCCCGCCGAGTTCCTGGATGCGGGAGTAGACGGCTGTCGGGCCGACCTCGGCAGACCAGACGCCGCGGCGCACCAGCTGCGGGCCGCGGCCCTTCACACTGCGGGCGAGGTTGCCGGAGATTTTCGCCGGCGGCTCACCAGGCGGTGCCGGCGTCGGCGTGCCGCGCTTGTGGGAGCGGCGGCGCAGCGTCTGCTTGATCTGCCGCTCCAGCAGCGACTTCGACTGGCGGGTGGCGACCCTCGTCGCCTTGTGCACCTGGGTGCCCTTGTGCCGTAGCGCGGCACGCCATTGCGCGGCGCCGGTCTGCTTGATGCGGGGGGTGACCGCCACAGTTCACCCCCCGCGGTTCAGCCAGCCGCCCGGTCGGCTTCGGCGCGTTCTTCGCGGATCCGGTTGACGATCTTCCGGACGGTCGGCAGACGCGCGATGTACCAGCCTGGCTGGGCCTCAACCTGCTGATATGTCCAGCCGTAGGCGTCGGCGAAGAACTCGTAGTAGGCGGCGCGTTCGAGGAGCTCCTCTTCACGGTTCGCCGCCGGGCGTACCCCGGCGGCGAGTGGTCCACCCGCCAGCAGTGTTTTCAGCCGCTGGCGGGCTAGCGAGGGGTCTCGTCGCCGTCGTCCTCGCTGTCTTCTGCACCGCGGGTGATCGTCTTCACGACCGGGTTGAGGTGCTTCTCGATCGCCCGGAACTGCCGGTGGGTCAGCTGATCGGAGGCTTTCGGGTCCCGCTGCGGGGTGCGTAGCTGCGGCTTGCCGGGGATCTCCCAGTGCTCGATGAGCAGTACCATCGCCGTCTCGTACAGCAGATTCGCGGCGCTGCCCGCGCCAGGTGCGTCGAGGGCTTTCCGCAGCTTCTTCACGTCCCGCCCGGACAGCTCTTCCGGGTCGCGGAAGGTGACGTAGCCGCCGCCGGGCAGGTCCAGGCGGGCGAGGGTGAGCCGGTCGTCTTCCTGCTCGGGGGCGTCCTGTTCGAGGTCGAGGTCGTCCATTTCGTGTCCCATCGGTTGGTGGATCAGTAGGTGGCGCCGGCCACGCTGTTTTGCAGCGAGACCTTGATCGGGGAGTAGCCGCCGGATGCGCCGGCGTTGGTGGTGTTGGCGATGCCGATAGCGGTCACGTCGTAGCCGACGGCCTCGTCACCGCGGTTGAGCTTCGCGGTGTCCCAGGCGCACACCTGCGAGTCGAGCTGCAGCGACAGCAGCGCCGCGCCGGCACCACCGTTGGTGGCCACCACCTGTACCTGCGGTTGGGTGTTGTTCAGCAGCGGCAGCAACACGGTCTCGTCCGGCGGCTTGCTGAAGTTGAACTTCCAGGCGACGCCGACCTCGCCGCGCTGGATGATGTACGGCTGCTGGGTGTTGTTCGCCGTGTACTGGACGTTGATCTTGCGGGAGATGGTGCACTCCCACTCCTGCATGTAGGCGATCAGCGTGCCGCCGGCGGCCGGGCCGGCGATGCCGAGCTTCGCCCGCCAGCCGGCCAGGGCGACCACCGACGTCGGCGCCGACGTCGGCTCGGCGGCGGCGATCGCCGACAGGTAGCCGGACGCCTTCGCGCTCATGGTGATGAAGTCCGACGCCGCGTTGCCCTTCAACACCAGCTCCGACAGGCAGACGCCGGCGAACACGCGAGCCTTGTTCGCCGCGGGCGGCCCCTGCCAGTCGACGAGGGTCAGCGACCCCGGCTGGGCGCTGCCCGAGTTGAGCACACTGAACGCGTGCAGGTTCGGCGTGCCCGGGGTGGTCGTCAGGTCGCCCAGGATGTTGTTGAGCCACAGACCGAGCCCGTCGCAGTACGCCGGGCCACCCAGGGAAATATCCGAGGCGCCGACGCCCTGTGTCCGGCCGTGGACCTCGACCATGCTGCCACGCCGGGCCGTGTCGTCGACCCACGTGTACTTGTCTTCGACGTCGCAGGTGTCGAGCGGGTGCGTCCAGGTGATCGGCGGAACCGCCGTGCCCTGCGTGGTCTCCTTCGCCGTGCCGGCGAAACGCTTCGCGGACGGCCAGGTGATGGGTGTCGGCATGTCTTACTCCCCGGCGGTGTCGGTGGGCGTGGCCGGCACGGCGGCCGGTGCGGTCTCGGGTTCGGCGATCGGCTCGCCGTGGGCGCGGGCGGAGTTGGACAGCTCCTGCTCGGCCAGCTGCGCGTGCCTCGCCTCCTCCGCCTCGATGCGGGCGGCGTTGCGCAGCTCGTCGAGGTGCGCCTCGGCCTCGGCGCGCTCCTCCGGCGTGAGGTCCAGTTGTGCGATCTCCGTCTCGGCCTGCACCAGCTGGGCGGCGGCGGACATGGTGGTGTGGCCGGCCGCGGCCGGCTTCGGCTTCGACATGAGTGCTCCTACGCTTCGATGTACTCGGACGCGGTGAAAGAGATTTCTAGGTACTGTTTGCACAGGCCAGCCGATGTTTCCACTTCGGACATGTGCCATTCGATGAGGTTGGATCCGGGGCCTTCGACGTCTTCGCCGACCTGGAATCCGGTGCCGTTCTCGAAGCCGCCGGATCCGCAGGTGCGGTCGGCGTGAATACGGTCGCGGATCGCATCCAGCAGCGCGCGGGTGAAGTCCTCGACGTCTTCGGCATCCCGAGCCGTCGACCGGACGTACACCTGCAGTACGGCGGTGTGGGACACCTTCTTGCCGCCGTCGACCGGGCCGGCGTACGCGACCCGGATCTCGGCGCCGTCGGAGATCCGGACGACCATCACCGACCCGGATTCGGTGCCTGCGGCCATGCCCAAATACCACTGGGCTGCGTCGGCGTCTTTCGGCTTGCCGCGGCGGACCGCGCCCAGGCCGGGGATCGTCGGCGTGCCGTAGTACTTGAATGCGGCTACGTAGGGGCCGCCGAAGTAGACGCCGAGCTGGTTCACGACCGAAGTGCTGCTCACCGTTGGTCCTTGTAGATCGCCAGCAGGCGTCGGGCCTCAGCGACAAGACCGGCGCCGGACTGGCGGGCGTCGCTGCCCCGCGTCGACGGTCCCGTGTCGGCGTCAGGCCACTCGTCCTCGGACTGCCGGTCGGGGTGGGTGAGCATCGCGACCCCGTACAGGATCACCGCGAGGAGAACATCCGGCGGCAGCTGGGAAACGCCGGCGCCGGCGGTGTGCGCTGCGGTTGTCGCGGTGGCGAGCGCTACGGGGTTCGTCCCGGGCACGTACGCCGCCGAGACGGTGACGGCTTCCTCGGCGCCGGGTTCCCAGATCTGCAGCACGTCCCCGGGCTGGATTCCGATGACGTTGCCCAGGCTCAACGCCACGACACCCGAGTTGGCGGGCGCTGAGAGGAGCGCGTTGGCGTACGCGGCGACGTAGGTCGCCGACGCGTACAGCTCCCCTGCGGGTGCGCTGCCGAGCTGAAGCGGGCCCGGGCCCCACGACCAGGTGGCGGAGGCGGGTTCGTAGACGATCCCGGCGTCGTCTTCGATCCACACCGCCGGGTTGCTGTAGACGTTCATCCGGTTGGCGGACAGTCCGAACGCGATCTCGGTGACGTTCCGGACCGGCGTGTGCTGGGCTGTGATCTTGATGCGGCCTCGGCGGTCGGCGAACACCCGCGCCCGATCCGTACGCGAGTGGGCGTGCAGCGGCTGCCCCACCTGGTTCGCCGCCCAGTTCGACGCCATGAGCAGGATGTTGAACAGTTCCTTGACCTGCTCGGCCGCGCTCGCCGAGCCGGACCTGAGGTTGTCGAGCTGCAGGTACGTCGGGTGTGCTTTGAACGCCGGAACGGTGACGAACGGCAGCGTCGTCGGCGTGATCAGCTGCGGCATCCGTCACCCTCCAGTCTTCAGGCGGACCAGGAGCCGTGCTCGCAGGTGAACGAGGTTGCCGTCTCGTCCACACCGCCGGGCTTGCACAGTGGGCAGTACTCCTGGCCGGTCTTCGTGCGGGCGAACCCGACGGTGTCGGCCGGCCCGTCTGCCTCGTCCTGGTCCTCCGCATCGGTCTCGGCGTCGGGCTCGTCCGGCTCCGTGACCACCGGGTCGGCCTCAGGGCCCAGCTCGACGGTCTCGGTGACCTCGGTGACCTCGTAGACCGGGGCGGTGGCCGCCGCCTTCTTCGGACGCTGTTGCTGCGCCATCACAGTTCTCGCTCTCCGTCAGGGGAACCGCAGCTCCCACAGGTTTTGAAGTGGTTACGCCTACCGCACGGGCAGACGAAGCCGCGCAGGTGCGCGGTCGGACCGGCCGCACTCGCCGGGACCGCAAGCCCTTCGGCGATGAGCGCCTTGGCGTGCTGCCGGTCGCCGACATGCAAGGTGCCGTCGCCGCGCTTGTCGTAGCGGGCCACCCGGCCGGTATAAGCGCCCTGGACCTCCAGGGACCGGGCGCCGTCGAGCGGAACAAGCCGCTGCATCGTGTCTCCTGCGGAGATAGACCCGGCCCGCACGCCGATGGTCGTGCGGGCCGGGAGCTGTTGTAGGTCAGGCGAGCTTGACGCCGGAGAGCGACCCGAGCCACCCCGGGGCGTAGCACAGGAACGTCCCATACCAGTAGGTGGAGGTGTCGAAGCTGAACTGGTTCACGGGCCAGTCCACGCCCATGATCGGCTGCACGTCGCAGTACGCGAAAATACTGTCCACGTTGCTGTCGGGGACGTCGAGCCGGTCCTTGAGGATCGGGATGTTTCCCTGCATCAGCCACGGGTGGACCTCCAGGTCCACATTCATGCCCGTGACCTCGTTGACGACCCCGACGGCGACGGTGCCCAGCGTGATCCCGGTGATCTCGTCCTGCTGGACGCGCATCACATAGTTGGAGTTCGCCGAGCCCTTGATCGTGTCGGACAGCTGCTTGCGGTCGAAGCCGTTCATCAGGCAGCGGTCTGGGCTGGTCTTCACCGCGTCGTACAGGGCCGCGAACGCGTTCTGGAACTCGACACCCGGGTTCGTCGTCGAGAAGACCGCGTTGAGGGTGTTGCGGTAGCCGGCGTTCGCACCGGTGCAGTACGCCCAGATGCCGTCGTAGGCGGTCGCCAACGCCGACGCGCCGTCAGCGGCGGTGAGGTTGATGGTGCCGCCGGCCTGACCCGGGTTCGGGTAGGCGGTGACGGCGGTGCCGGCGGTCGGCAGCAGACCCTGCAGGGTCAGGACGTTGTAGCCGGAGCGGCCGTTGCGGATGGTGCCGATGGTGTTGGTGTACAGCCAGCGGGCCGCGTCGCCCGGGTCAGCACCGGCCGCGACCGACACGAACACCCGGGCGCCGGTCGCACCGGCCGGGAGGGTGTACGTGACGTCGATGACCTGACCCGTCGTGAACGCGATCGCACCGGTCGCTGTCGACGCCTGCGACACGCCGACGTCACCCATCTCGGCGACGACACGC